AACAAGAGGTCCAAGGTTAAGATAGATTGAGTCAGTGTCAGATGCAATGACATAATCCTCCTTTTCCGTGTTGAGTAAGTTATTTAGGTAGTCGTTCATACGGTTTTCAATCCAACGGATAGAAACCTGCCCAGAAAGAGTGATTGCTTCAGCATTCGCTAGGTTATAATACCTAAAGTATTGGTTACCGATGGCACCATATGCAGAGTTCAACTGGATCTTTCGCGCCATCTGTATATTATTGAAGGCAGAAATATCATCTTGTAACTTTTTGTTACCAGTCTTCTCAAATTCTTTCTTCGCCTTGATCATCTTCTTCTTATAGATCACACGTTCATCGTAGATCTTTTGCATCATCTCAGGGAGGAATCCTTGGATGTCTTTCCTGTATTGTGCTCCGTTGGCACACACACAGTAATCTCCACTCCCGATGGATACTTCTTGATTGAGCAATCCATCAACAGAGGCGGTGGGGTGACGCTTGTCGAGGAGGGTCTCAGGCGAAATATTATACTGCATAATGAGATGAGGATACAGAGAGTTAAGGTCAAACGAAACCACCCAATCGTATAGACCTGGTACAGGTTCTTTGACGTATGCTCCTGCGTACTTATCGTTCTTGTTGCTCTCTTGTCTTGGAGGGACACAGATTTTACGCTCCTTCAGATAGTTGTAGATGAGTGTATCCCACATACGAACCTGAGAGTAAACATCCTCGAAGTTTACCTTGGCATCGTATGCCATAACCACAGCGAGTTCTAGTAGTTTCATCTTGTGCTCAAGACGATCTACTAGTTCAACGTCGTGGATGTTGTATTCAACAAACTTCTGCCAGTCCTCAGTATAGAACGCTTTGAAGTTTTCAAACTCGCTATGATCTAACTTACGTTCATCTAGTTCGACAAACGCAATGTGGTCAAGACGATATGATTCCTGATTGGTATATGTAAACTTACGGTATAGATCAAGGTAATCCAGAATGCTAACTCCAAGGATATTGTAAGAAAGATTCTTACGTCCCTTGATGAATACCTCACGCATATTGACCTTGTTCCAAGGTGATAGTGATTTCTGCCACTTCTCACCTAGCACACGTTCAATACGACGACAGATATAGGGGATGTCGTACAGATTACAGTTCCAACCAGTCACCACATCTGGAGTGTTCTCTACCCACCAAGTGTGGAAGTTAGACAACATCTCCTGTTCAGTAAAGAAGACACGATACTCTGTGTCAATCTTTGCCTCACGTGTACCCCAAGTGATGTACTTGCCACTACTAAGATCTTTAATAGTGATCAGCAGCATCTCTTCTTGACACGCTTCAGTGTCAGGGAAACCGTTCTCACAGGCAACCTCGATGTCAATCGTATAGATCTTCATCTGTTCTAGGTTTGCCCTCATATCGTGAGGGTATTTCTCTGAGATCCATTGATATACAAATCTCTCGTAACCGTGCACCTCAAACCCTTCAACACCTTTGTACTTCTCGATGAACTCACGAGCACGTTTAGCACCGTCTTGTTTGACAGGTGCCATCTTCTCGCCATCAAGAGTCTTCCACTTACCTTTCGGTGATGGAACATAGAGTGTAGGTTTGATGATCTCCTTATAGGAAATAGGGACACCATCCTCATATCCACGACAGAGGATAGCATCACCTAGCAGTGTTACGTTTGTATAGACTGAACTCAAAGTGCCTTCTTGTAGTTGGTTACGGTCTCTTCAGACGGTTCAACTATAGTCAAAACCACGTCAGAAGTCAAGAAGATGTCACGTTGGTTCGTGTAGAAGGGATACCTCTTGTATTCTCCTTCTTCGATTTTCATACAGTCAGAGATAAGGTAAGAGGGTTCCTCATCTAGTTCTGTGACTGCACCCATTAGGTGCGTATGATCCTTAAGAAGGATTATCTTTAGTGGTGTCATTACCTTTGATACAAGTTTTCCATTTTGATTCCACCTCAGGGTGTGGATTGTAGATTGTAGCGACGTTGCTCAATACTACTAGTGTAGCATTATTCGAAGACAATGGGATCCAAGGGAATAGTTCCAAGTTTAGATCGTTGATCTTTTGTGGTGTCTCCTGTGTCCCTTCGAATAGCATTTCTGCTGCAGCGTGCAGGTTTACCTGATAGGGATCCTTCATAAAATATCCAATAGGAGAGTAAGAATCTTTCTCAGGATACGCTTCTTGCACATCAGCGATTACGTCTTCTCCGTTGATCATTCTTACGATTTTTACGGTCATAATTTTCTGTTAGGTTATTGTAAACACCACGAACGATGTCTGCGAATGCTCTTCTTGCACTCACGTTATGTTCATCGGCAAGGGTCCTAGCGTATTGTAGCACCTCATCGACATTTTGGGAAGCGACATCTAGTGTGATCGATTCATAGTCAGTGCTCCCCCTTGGAGCACAGTTCACATAGTGATTCATTAAAAAAACTCCATAAAAAAAAGAGACCCGAGGGTCTCTTCAGTTGTACATTATATATGCTACCAGTCATCAACAAATTGTGAGCAGTCATTCTTAGCACAGTATTGTTTCACGTAACCGTGAACATCAACTTCGTAATGAAAATGTGCTTTTGTATGAACAAACTCAATAAGTGCCAATGTTCCACCGAAGATTAGAATCAGGTGTACTACTGGGTTCGATAGCAATTTTTTCATTCGTCATAGCGACTACTCAATATTATATACCTTTCTCTTGTGACTGTCAGGTACGATTTTGTTAAGTTCTATGGTCAAAAGACCATCTTGGTAATTAACACTGCCAACCTCTACGTCATCTGAGAGTGTGAATGTCCTAGCAAAGGTACGTTTCGCTACACCTTTGTGTAGGTATCCTCTGTGGTCATCGTTCTTCTCTTTGACTGTCCTGATTGATAGGACGTTAGTTTCTGTTGCGACCTCGAACTCTTCCTTCTTGAATCCTGCTAGTGCTACTTCGATCTTCCATTTAGTTTCTGATTCTTTGATCAGATTGTATGGAGGATAGGATGTTTTCTCGTGATCCGCTAGTGCTCGTGCCTCTAGTCTGTTGAAGATGTTGTCGAGTCCGACTGAGTATGACCTAGATGCCTGTAGGATTTTATCTAGATCACTTGATGTGAAATGGTTCATTTGTACTGCTCCTTAAAAGCGAGAGTTTATGTGTTGTCCCCGAAGGCGACATCAATATTTATAATGATAGCAATGGATTTGGGGTTCGGTTAAAACGGTATCATATGTACAGTTTATACGACGCTAAATAGGCTTACATAGACCTCGTATTTTAGAGCAAAATGAAAAGAGCAGCGATGCTTTTTGTTATGAGTTTGATGACGGCACCTGCATATGCCGATGTTACACATAAATTATCTTCTTCAGTACAACTTACTGTGGACGCGGCAGCAACAAATGTACAGCGTGTCGGTACTACTTACAGTGTAAGTGGTAATAATGTGACTACACAATACACACCTAGTGGTGGATCTGCTACGTCATCTATTGGTTCTCTTACCATCAGTTCAGGCGTTGGAGCGATCCCTACGTTGTCAGCGACCCAAGCAACTGCAGGGGAAAGTTTCAGCTTTACTCAGTCATTCTATCAAGGGGACGCATTAGAAAGTAGTGCAGTTTCTGCAGGTGCTGTGCCTAACTACTCCAATGTGACCTCAACTGCTGCAGGTACAAAAGACACATTAGCAGGTACAATCGATACCTCAGGAACGATGGCACTAACCGCAGGCGGAGCGGGTACTAGTGCTGTAGGTCAGTTCGTCTCCGAGATTACTATCGGACAGTAAGACTGATGAGACTAAAACTAGTCATCTTGGCACTGTTTACATTCGCTGGAACTCCAGTGATAGCAGTGCCTGTGGTGCCTAATTTTACTCAAGGCTCGATGACGTCTCATACTGAGACTACTTCTAAGGTGACTGAGACAATCAACTCGATGGATTATGCTACAGGGTGGGTTTACTCAGTCAGTGGTACAAACGTAAAACACGATGGTGCATCTATGACACCAGGTGTTACAAGTGAAACTCAAACTATTGATGGTGTGACTTCAAAATGGACAGGACTAAATGTAAATCAAAAACCAAACTGGACTCAGAACAATGTAGGACAGGCATTCCAGTTTACAGAGACCTATTCAGGTCCTGGTTTGCAAAACCAAACTATTATTCAAAGGGTAACCGAGGTTACAAGCGTAACCGACACAACTTCTATCTTCCAACAGTAGGAGCAGTTGCTCTATCTTTATTGTCAACACCACTGCGTGCAGAGACTGTTGGTGGTGTATCTGCTACTGCAGCGCCCATCGCAAATAGCAGTGGCTCAGTGACCAATCAGGCAATTCAGGTTTTACAAGGACCATATATTACCAACACTTATGGTAATGGTATTCAGTGTCAAGGTAGTACACTTAACATCACACCATTTGTCACTGGTAGTGCATCTGGACAGAAACCTTGGGAAGATGAATGGTGGGATAATGTATATGATATGCGAGATCTAAATGATGATGGAGCACCAGACAATCCTGGTTCAGTGTTATATCAAGTTCCTGTAAGAACAGGACAGAAGGATACATATAACCTATCTCTTGGTGTAAGTGCTACGTGGTCTATTCCACTTGATAAGAAAGCACAAGAGGATTGTAAGAGAGCAGCGAATACACAGAATGATATGCAGAGACAACTAATTGCTAACAAGCGATTAGATTTTGAGATCGCGAGACTCAAGAATTGTGGTGAATTGATGAAGGCAGGAATTATGTTCAAACCTGGGTCAAAATATTATGCTGTATGCTCCGATGTATTGGTTATGAATGTGAATCATATACCACAACATAACCACACTTTCCCGAAATTACCTACCTCTTCTTCATCCTCCGAAGTTCTCTCAGTGCCCGAGTCCTCATCCGCTGATGATCTTGGCGGTCCCGTAGAGACTGAAGTTTTGGAACCTTCCCAAGAGCAATCCCAATCTTCTGAACAGTCTTCTTCACAGCAGGTTTCACCACTCTCAAAAGAAGATCAGCAAGCGGTTTTGCGAGCAGTGCAGAGGTGGCAGCAACTGCGGCGATAGATCCTGTAGTAACTACCAACCCTGCTGAAGGGATGTTTTCTACAATCTGTTGTTGAAGATTAAGTTTCTCTGTTACTTCAATACATTCTTTGCCTACGAGTTCGTAAGCAACAATCTTTTTATTACCCTCTAGGATTTTTCCTATGGGGTTTTTTAATTCTTGTGCCCTAGTAGGACATTTAGGAGTCTCTGTCTTAGGGATTTTTGTTTCGGGAACCTTTAAGTCTGGTTGTTGGTTCTCAAACTTAGGTGGTTCTACTGGTGGTCCAGAGAATGTCAACCCTTCAGGAGCATAGTCAATAGGAGTAAACGAAGGAGTCTGTGCATCACAATAAACCTTCGCTCCTTTAGGATCGTCCTTTGTTAAATTTTCATTCTTACCTTCATCCAGTTCGTGTGCCTCTACACATCCTGGGATGTTGATAATAGGTACACCAACCTGTGTAGTAACAGGTGGGTAGATAGGAATTGCTGCAGGGATACTATTGATCCAGTCGTAACTCTGGATGTCAGGTATCTGTAGGTTCCTCACCCCGATCTCTGGAATCTCTGTCATAATCTGAACCTATTGAAATAGACCACCCATCTTCACCGAAGACTCCTTCCTCAATTACTTTGGGTAAGTTACGTTCTTTATCTCTTTTATCTAGTGCTTTATGATACTCGTCGATCTCTGAGTCAAGTTCATAATTAAATTTTAGCATTCTCAACCACATCAAAAGTTTCTCAAGGTAATACTTAATTAACTTTTTGAGGAAGGGACCGATCATTCAACCCCTTCGCAGTCTGCTAGTTGTTGTGCAATTTCTCCACCAATCTGTTTACCTTGGTCACCTGCAAAGAGAGCAATACCACCTGCTAAGACTGGACCCACGAATGGGACACCTGCCACAGCGGGAGCAGCAGCAGTTCCGATACTAGCGCCGATCACTGCACCTGTCTGTTCTCCACCACCTGCCGCCTTGATACACTCGATCTTTTTGGCAGACAACTTTCCCAGACCACCACCTCCTAGATGACGTGCACCATCCATTGTGTACTGGTTTTCTTTTCTGACTACAGACTTACCACCGATACCAAAGAATCCATTGGTCTTGTCAATGAACTGATTCTCTGCCATAACCTTTGGATCATTTCCTTTGTAGGTAATGCGATAACCATCCTTCCCAACCTCAGCACTGTAGGAACTATATGGACCTACAGGTGGGTTAAGAGTTGGAAGAGTTGATTTGTTTGCTATGATACCGATCATTCCTAGATGTGAAATACCTAGGATTACACCTGCACTAGCATAAAACCATTTCATTTTCCTAGAGGACTAGAAGGAACGGGTAGACTAACAGGAGGAATAGCAGGACCAGAAACGTCTGGCATTTTAGAATCCACAAGACCAGGGACCATACTACCAACTGCCTCTGCAACAAAACCTGCAAGTCTTTCTCTTGATTTTTCTGCAAGTGCTTCTCTATTCACCCAAGTGTAAACACTTGCACCAGTGATAGTACCTGCAAAAATAAAGTTGAACACAACAAATGTGTTAATTACTTTTTGGAACATAATTACATCTCATACTTTTTAGGGTCAGTTTCGGTAGTGATTTTCAAAGGTGCTTGTTCGACACGGATGATCTGTGCAGGAGCAGTCTGTGACGCTGCCTGAATTAGTCTTTCCATATCTGCCTTTGTGATACTGCCACCACCTGCAGCATTACCACCGCCATTGTTCTTTTTGGCGGTTTGAACCCCGAACGTCGCTAAAACCCCAGTAAACACGCTGGC